AGAGAATACACAGACGCATCTGTGAACACAACGATCTCTTGCCGCGCCTGCACTGCTGTGCGAATTTCGGAGCCGTGGGACAGACGGATAAAACCAGCCTGATTGGTCGCCGCAGGTGTCCACTCAACAACCGACTCTTGGTCTGACCAACGAATGAGCATGGGGTCTAAGTCTCCACCCCCGTAAGGTGTAGCGCCAAACGCAATAGTGAACCGGCTTGCATCCGACACCATGACAAAATTAAAGTCAGGCACAGCCGATGCGCCGCCCAGAGAAGTTACTGGAATGGCGTAGGAAGATACGTAATGAGTGCCAGACTGCGTGCCGGATGTGGTTATGTACGTGCCAGCCACTGCATTTGCATAAGTGGTTGCAAGTCTGAATGTTGAGCCAGATGCCCCGCCAACATAATACACAGTGCCTGAAGTCAAACCAGTCGGCAGTGCGCCGGTTGTAAGTAGGACAATAGCCATACCGTCAGACAGAGCGCCGACACTAATAGTTAGTACGCCCGGAGTAGCAATGGTTATGGTTACTGGGTTTGGCGTAGCGCCAATAGAAGCGTTCCAATAGTACATTGGGCCACCACGATAAGCAAAGATCAAATCTTGCCCAAAGTTAGCCTGTGACCAAACTCGTATCGGCGATGTGCTGGTAGTGCCGTACCCCCATGCGCCAGAACCCCAAGGGCCAGCGCCCCAACCGGTTAGCGGCTGGGCAGAATCCTTACCAACATTGATCTCGTAATAAGCATTGACTGGATTGCCGCCGTTCCCAGTGTCATACACGCCAGCCGCAACAGGGGACTCAATGGTGTAAGTGTCAACATCAACAACTGTAATTTGAAAACTCTGGTTGAGAACTTCAGCCGTGATGCCGCTATTGACGTACAAGGAGAACGTACCCGAACCAGCAGATGATGTGCTGATCGCTGCACCGTTTGGCACGTTGGTGAAGTTGATGGTTGTGCCTGACACAACATTGATGTAGTACGGGGTGTTTTCAGCTAACCCAGTCGGCAGTGCGCCACCAGAGGATATTGTCAAAATCACCTGAGTATTCTGCGCAAGCGCAGTGGACAACACAAAATCTGTAGCGGACGAGCGTGTAAACGTCTGCGTGCTTAGAGCTACCGCGCCCAAGAAATTAACAAAGTCGCCATCCAAAGCACCATGTGATGTGTCTGTAACCGTGATGGTGGTAGAGCCTGATGTGGCTGCAAATGGGCCGTTTAAACTCATCTGCACCGAACGCAGTGGCGTTATGTCGTCGTAAGAACCGCCTTGGGCAATATAGAACTTCAGGTGTGTTCCAACGCCGATGTAGTTAACGCCACCCAAGCTGTCCCATGTCCACAATGAGCGGCATGTACCTTCAAAAGTATTGGTGGAAATCTGTTGCCAACCGCCGATCTTCTCTGGCGTTCCTTGACGAAAGCGCACCTTGTCGCAGTCGTACCAACCCCCTTCGGTGGTGTACCTTGTGTTTTCCCTGTTTACACCGGGCTTGAAGAGGATTTTTTGTAATGGCATGGCATCAGGCTACTAAACCGGGGACATATTGCGTTTTACCAGCGACCTTCATGGCGGTCAACTCCTGCTTTTTCAGGTTGTTCGGGTCATACGAAACATGCACCCAGCCACTGTCAGGTATGCCGGGGGTGTAGAACTCAAGGATGAGTTGGGTGTATTCTAGGTTATCCATGATCCATTGGGCAAGCTCTGCATTTGCCACTCCGGGTATCTCAATATCGGCTGCTTGGCCCTTGCAATGGTCTGAGGTACGAGATCCTCCCACTGCTGCATTACTTTCCGCACTGCGAAATCCAGAATTCACCTTGACACCTTTGCCAAAGTGGTCGCGCACGGGCTGGAGAACCTTCTCAGCCAGCAGGCGCAAGGCTTCAGTCTCAGCCTCACCGGGGGTGTTGTCAAAGCCCATACGCAGAGCAGTCTCAGATTTGGTCAGTTCGTGCAGGGAGAAGTTGGTGGTCAGGTTCATTTAAAGCTCCTCATTTGGTTGTATTGGTCGATGCAGGTGTTGAGATCGCGGATGGCTTGGTCGCCTCGGCTGGTGAGATTGACAAGAGCTTGAGCAGTTCGTCCGTCAAGCTCGGCTCTTGCTTCTGTATCTCCACTGGAAGCGGGGGAATCTGCGGTGGCTGATACGGCGCACTCGGGGGCTTTGACAGGAATGAACAGCTTGCGCTCGCCAGAGGCAATATCAGTACGCAGCTTGTCTTCTTTAGCTTTTGCAACATTGTTGGCTTTCCTCAAAGTCTGGGCGTATGTCTGGGCAACCTCGCCCATACGCTGTTCTGTCTCCCGTGCCTGTTGGTTTAAACGGGCAATCTCAATTTGCTGGCGCTCATACTCATTCTGCTCACCGCTGTAATATCCTGCGCCAAAGCTGCCCATCACCGCCAAAACAATCCCAAGCAGGACGTATGGATTGAACAAACTCATGGCGCTGGCGGCTCATCGTTATCAGTGGCTTCGGCCTTGGCGCTTGCATTGGCAATTGCCTTGACTCCTGAACGACCAGCAACACCGCCAAGAACGCCAGTAATAAACACCATGATGGTGCTGATCTGCTGGGTATATACCTTATCAATTGCTGCCATCTGCCCGTTCATAGGTTGGGTGACAAACGAAACTGAGTACAGAAACATGCCCATTGAGGCCAACAGGATGGTCACCAAGACCACAATGACAAATGCCCAAACCCTGACTTCAATCTCGTCAGCGTTGAGGCGGTTATTTGGTTTGTATCCAATTGTCGGCATTACTTTTTCTCCTCTGGTTTGACAAGCATTTCAGGGCAAGTACCAGCGGCGGTACAAATTGGCGGCTTGCATTCTGCGGTTTCCCAGTTCTTGGGGTTTTGGCATGGGTGCGTATGGCTTGTCTCAAATGGGAATGAAGTTTGCCGATGGCGGTCAGATTGAGGATGGCGAGTCTGTGATTCGTTATGCCGATGGCGGTGTCACCAGCAGCCAAAACGTTGAGGGCATCCTGTCCAAACTAAGCGACGATCAATTAGCTCAAGCAAAGCAGGCGGCACTGGCAAGGCGTGATGTTGAACAAGCCAACATGATTGACGCAGAGTTGGCTCAACGAGCCTCTATTCGCGGTGGTCTGGGTGGTGCGTTTAACCAGATCCCAGAAGAGCAGCAAGAGCAAATGATGGCTGGCGGCGGAATTGTCGCGTTTGCTGATCGCGGCGCAGTGGTTGATAAGACCAAGAAAACTCTATCTCCCACCGTCGAGTCTGCTGTCTCCAAGTTGGCGGCTCAAACAGGAGAGTCAGAACAAGATCTCAGGGCGGAGACACAGAAGAACGTTGAGATGTTTAAACGTGATTACCAGCCTTTGCTCGACCAGATCAACAAGTCAGTTGAAGAAGCCAAGCCCGACAGTGAGGCAATTAAACAGCAGGGTTTGGGTCAGGCTCTGGCTCAGTTTGGTTTCAAGATGGCTGCTGCGGCAGCAAAACCTAAAGCTAGGTTCTTGGAAAGCGCATCAGCCGCCGCACCTGAGTTGGCAACAGCCGCCGCAAAGACACAAGACCTGATTGCGGCTCAACAGCAGAACTACAACAAGCTGAAGATGGATCAGACCAAGTACGAGGTTGCCCTGCAAAACGGCAACATGAAGGATGCCGCCATCTTGGCTGGTCAGATTCGCGCAGGTCGTCAAGCAGACAAACAACTTGCCGCAACAATGGCTCGTTACGAAGACCAGTTCAAAAACGAACAAGCACAGTTGGCTGTCCAGCGCCAACAAGTGGCTGCAACAGCAGGAAGACAGCCTGAAGATTTGCGTTCACTTGCTGCGGTACTGATGAAGAATGACCAATCCTTGACTATGTCCCAAGCTTTGGAACAAGCCTCAAAACTCAGATATGGTATGAGCGCCGATATTCGGAGTGATGCCTCGACCAAGGCGGCTTTGGCTAAAGAGTTGACGGATATTGACAAAGAGTTTCCGCCAATAACCTTGCAGGGCGACTCCAAGTTGGCGCAAAGAAGCAGGGCTGAGAGGCAGGATCGTATAAACAGGCTTTACGCAACCTATGGTATGTCACCGTCTGAAGGCGGCGCTGCGCAGGCAAGCCCAACCCAAACTCCATTAGCTCAAAAAGGGTTTAAACTTCTAGGCACGGAGTAACCATGCCAGTATACAAAGTCCAAGCGCCAGACGGTAAGGTATATCGCATTCAAGGGCCTGCGAACGCAAACCCTGAAGATTTGTTTGCCACAATTGCCGAACAAAACCCAATGGCGGCTAAAACAACCGCAGAACTGGAGTCGGCTAAATCTGCTCCTATGTCGATTGGCGACACACTTAAGTCTCTTGGTAGCGGCGTTGTTGGCGGCGGCAAAAGCATTGTCGACTTCTTTGGCGCTGGCACTGACATATCCAAAGGTCTTGGTGAAGCGCAAAGCTACCTGCAAGAAAGCTTGTCACCAGAGCGCCAAGCAGAGACTGCCCGGCGACAGGAGTTGCAAGACCGAGCCGCCCGTTCGGGTAGCCTATTCCAAGAAGCCAAAGCGTTTATCGGTGGCGTTACTGAAGCTCCCATTCAATCCCTAGCGCAAGCCGCAGGATCGTCTGTGCCAGCTATTGTTGCTGGTATTGCAACTCTTCCCGCTTCAGCCCCTGCTGGTCTGGCGCTGGGCGTAGGAACCATAGCCAAGTTGGCTGTTGGTGCTATACAAGGCGTTGGCGAGTACAAGGGCAGCGTGTTCGATGCTGTCAAAGCCGAATACATGAAGCAGGGCAAGACGGAGAAGGAAGCTGAA